CCGGGGTACTGTTTACGGCGCTGTCCAGCGTCGTATTGTCTGTTTAGGAGGAACTATGGGCAACAAAATTGTTAGGCGGCCGTACGGTCTCGACTTAGATTATTATAATGGGGGTGGTACTAAGTTTTCTATCACCCCTTCTTATCTTATTCGAAGTCTTGAGCGCACGGCTGGCGACAATCCTGGCCATCGTTCACTCGAAAGAGCCGGTGTGTTAGCTACCAATCCTATGACGACGGTCATACGCGATTGCAAGTTGACTACCGGTGCAATGACCCTTCGCAACGTTAATAAGGACGACAGTTGGTACGGTCGTGTTACTACCGTGCGGAGGTTTGCTACTGTGTATGCGTTTGATGAAACTAGCATGTCACAGTCGCGCATTGCATCCATAGACAATAAAGCACTCACGCTCGCTATTAAGCGAGTCCGGGAGCATCTTCAGTCTGACTTTTCTGGCCCGCAGTTTCTGGGCGAGCTACGTGAGACTGTTAAGATGTTGAGGAGTCCGTTTAAGACTCTTCGCGAACGCTTCGGCATCTTCCACAAGAAGATCTCGAACCCAGCTAGGAGAAAGAATATAGCAAACGTTATATCTTCCTCCTGGCTAGAGTTCGCTTTCGGAGTGCAGCCTGCCGTGAATGATATATCTTCCATAGCTAAGCTTCTCTCCTCTCAGCTTTCGAAGCAGCCGGGCCTTGCCCGAGTTTCTGCTACGTATTCTGATGATGAGGGAGTCGAGTTTTGGGAGAATCATTCGTTTACAGGAGAGGTAGGGTCTAATAGGCTCTACACCCTTCGTAAGTTGCGGCACTCAAGACGTTATGTTGTCGGGGTTAAAAGGGATTTCCCTTCTACCTTCGGCCTTACCTTACCCGCTCAGAACTTGATCGAGTACGGTAAGTTCGACTTAGCTGAGGTTGTACCAACGGCCTGGGAACTCGTTCCTTGGTCCTGGCTCCTCGACTACGTCGTTAACGTCGGCGATCTTCTTGCATGTACGTACGACTACAACTCATCCGTCGCATGGGTCAATATCACTGATGTTGACGAATGCAACAGAACACGGAGGGCAACGGATCATTACTCCAATCCGTCCTACCGCGAAGTTTTAGGCGTATCGCAAGAGATTTTCTGGACACTGTACAAACGTGTATCTAGATCAGGTGCGAACGGGCTTGGATTTCCCTCGCTCGAGTTTTCGCTCCCATCCGTCGGTCAGGCAAATAATGCCTTACAGGCGGCGATCCAGATCGCGTCCTCCAACCCTAAGAAAGGATAGCCAAATGGCATTCACCCTCCCGGGTACCCTAACGGGTAACCCCATGAACGGTTTTACTTCTCCGACTTACACGCTCGTGGCTGACAACGCCCCGGACGTAAACGCGAAGCAGTATGCCGTTACCGCCGTCGGCGGTACCCAACCTGGTGTTTCGATTCACACGCTCTCGTCCCCCTTCTTCATTTCCGCTTGGAAACCGAAGGTTTACGCAGTGCTTGGGAAGCCGAACCCGGTTACCGGTCTCATCACCAACGTCCCGAATAACGAGTTCAAAGTCGTTACCCAGAAGGGCGTTACACCGGCTGCAGGACAGCCTGTTAAGAAGATGACGATTCGGACCATTGTTGACGTGCCTGCCGGCGCTGATACCTACGATTGGGCGAACATCCGAGCTGCGCTTTCCGCGCATATCGGTGCTCTGTCCTCCGCGGGTCAAGGCTTCGGTGACACAGTCATCCAAGGTCTCCTCTAAACTTCTATTCAGGAGTATAGCATGAGTATTCACTCTGCTGACGTTATCGCACTTCTTCCAGAGCAAAAGGATAGTTTCCTCTGCTCTGATCACACTCCCTCGGACGCTGCACTCATATTGCTTCACAGTAATATGTTTAAGAAGCGCTTTGACGGGGATGTGAATCTGCAAGCTAACAAAGCCGCTCTCGAGAAATTCAAGCTCGTGAACGCACGCTGTGAATGTTGGGAGCCCAACGCAGCTTCGTACTACTATGACATAGTCGAAGATGCGAAGCGCGACCTGCATGCTTTAATACACACGGGGCCCGAACAGGCGCCCCTCGTGTCCTTATCCAGGGCGATGCAAAACATCGCACCCGGTCCGGGTAGCACGCAAGGAACAAGACATACCGATTTCCTCGGTAAAGTCTTCGATTCCAGACTCACAACGTATAGTCTTGCCACGTATAAGTACTACGTGCAACAGCTTGGTAACACGTGGAAGGAAGCGGAATTAATCCGCTATCTCCATTACGGGCCAGCTGTTGAGGTTGAGTGCGCACGTATGTCCTTCGCCAAGAAAGAGTTCAAGATCTCGCGAGTCATCAACACTGAAGCGAACGTAGATATGATGATCCAGAAAGGACTGGGCGCGTGTTTAGAAGAGGTTCTCTTGAAGGGTCATAACATCGACCTTTCTAAGCAACCTTCTATAAACCGCCTCCTTGCCAAGCTTGGGTCTATCGATCAGTCGTTCGCGACCATTGATTTGGCCAGTGCGAGTGACTCGATAAGTGTCAAATTTGCTCAGTACTTCTTACCGCCCGGAGTCTTCCGGGCTCTGTCTACGGTTCGATCACCATTGATCGAAGTTCCGCCAGAGCTCGGGGGCGAGAAGATAGTACTGAACACGTTTTCTACAATGGGGAACGGTTTCACGTTCCCTTTGCAGACGCTTATCTTTGCGAGCCTTGTTAAAGCCGTCTACCGTTCCTCGGGTTACCCCGTCGACACAGTAGACTTCCCGCATTATTCAGTCTTTGGCGACGACATAATCGTTGCCAATGACCTCTACTACAAAACGGTAAAGGTCCTTGAATATTGCGGATTCCAGGTGAATGACAGTAAGTCTTTTCATACTGGAGGCTTTAGAGAATCATGCGGTGAGGATTACTTCAAAGGCTGCAATGTGCGGCCAGTTTTTTGTAAGGAACTCTCACATGACGCGCATGTTTTCTCGCTCTTCAATCGGTTATCTCGTTGGAGTTTGCGCAATGGGATTGATATCTCTGCTGTTCTTGGCTATCTCTGGGTTCGTCCTAAAAAATGTTTTAGGGTACCTTTTGATGTAGCTGACGACAGCGGATTTAAAGTCCCACTCGCGTTCTCCAACGCGAAACCCGTTGGGGTCGCACGCTTTAAGATGTACGATGTCAAGAAGACTAGTAAATCTTATAGCATAACGGACTCACGTCTGTTAGTAGCGGCCCTCGGCGGGTATGCCGATGGTGGTTGCCGTCCTGGGCTTGAACCCAAGGACTTTGGTGACGATGCGACAATAAAGCATCGTATGGTGACCATTTCCACTACCCTAAGGTCGCAGAAAAAGCGATACAGGGTCGTGCGCGGCGTAACGTCCTCATGGGACTTTATACCGCACCAGCGGATGACTACCGCTGACTACACTCTACAGCATCTCGCGATGTTGGCAGCTATGTAGTGAAGCCTTCCGGTTTCCGATTATGGAAGCCGGCAGCTGGACCCGTCTCAACCCACCCATACCTGTCTAGGCATGAG